TATAGACCACAACGTAGTTTTTGTGTAAAGTAAACTAAGTCACACCAGAGAGAGTGCCTATGGCTATTGAAAAACCTATGATTCCAGCAGAGCTGGATATAGAAAGCAATCCTTCTGAAGAAGAACTTACTGTTGAGATAGTAAATCCTGATGCTGTTTCTATGGAAACAGATGATGGCGGGGTAATAATTGATTTTACTGGCGAGACTACGCAGAGTCTTATAGGTCCAGAACATGATTCTAACTTAGCAGAGTTCTTAGACGAGTCTGATTTGCAGGCTATGGCTTCTGAACTGGTTGAAGATTTTAATTCAGATAGAGAATCACGGGCAGATTGGGCAAGAGCCTATGTAAAAGGCTTGGATCTACTGGGTATGAAGATCGAAGATCGTCAGCAGCCGTGGGCGGGTGCCTCTGGCGTGTTCCATCCGGTCCTCACCGAAGCAGTTGTGCGGTTCCAAGCACAGGCTATGGGAGAACTGTACCCCGCTAGTGGGCCTGTCAGGACCAAGATAATGGGGAAAATTACCCCAGAAAAGTCAGATCAAGCCAATCGTGTACAAAACGAGATGAATTATCTCCTGACTGAGGAGATGACAGAGTACAGAGATGAGCTTGAGCAGATGCTATTTAAGCTGCCCCTTGCTGGCTCTGCGTTCAAAAAAGTATATTATGATCCTTTAATGGATAGGCCATGTGCCGTATTTGTCCCATCTGAGGACTTTGTAGCATCTTACGGCACTACAGATCTTATGACATGTCCAAGATATACGCATGTTATGAAGAAAACTAAAAATGAGATCTTAGAGTTACAGGTTGCAGGGTTTTATAAGGACGTAGATCTTCCAGACCCCGCTCCAGATTTTTCTGATATACAGGAAAAATACGATGAACTCGACGGAGAAAGTGCAATTGTTGAGGATGATGATCGCTACACTATCCTTGAAATGCACATTGATATTAACATGCCCGAAGAGTTCGATGACCCTGATGGTATAGCCCGTCCGTATGTCATAACTATAGAGAAGTCTTCACAAGAAATACTAGCGATTAGGAAAAATTGGTATGAAGATGACCCTAAAAAACGGAAGCGTCAGCACTTTGTTCACTACAAGTATCTTCCGGGTTTGGGGTTTTATGGCACGGGGCTTATCCACCTTATCGGAGGCTTGGCAAAGTCTGCGACATCTATCCTTCGTCAGCTTATTGACGCTGGTACTCTATCGAACCTACCTGCTGGGCTTAAAGCTAGGGGTATGCGTATTAAGGGGGACGACACTCCTCTTATGCCGGGTGAATTTAGGGATGTGGACGTGCCGGGCGGTGCCATCCGTGATTCGATTACGTTTATCCCTTACAAGGAGCCAAGTAGCGTACTCTACTCGTTGCTTGGAAATATTGTCGAGGAAGGAAGGCGTATAGGGTCTGTAGCCGATATACAGGTTGGTGACATGAATGCTCAAGCACCAGTCGGCACAACTCTTGCGCTTCTGGAGCGGTCCATGAAGGTGATGTCTGGTGTTCAGGCTCGCCTTCATGCCGCGATGAAGAAAGAACTACGTCTACTTGCGAAGATCGTGCATGATTACATGCCTGTTGAATACGCTTACGAGATGGATGGTAACTTCAACAGAATAGAAGATTTTGATAAGCGCGTGGACGTAATCCCTGTGTCTGATCCAAATGCTGCAACTATGTCTCAGCGCATCATGCAGTATCAGGCCGCATTACAGTTGGCCCAGCAAGCACCGCAGCTATATGATATGGGTATGCTCCACCGACAGATGCTGGAAGTTCTTGGTATCCAAGATGCAAGTGATATCATTAAATTACCAGACGAAATTAAACCAGCAGATCCTGTGACAGAAAACATGATGATCATGAAACAGGAACCTGTAAAAGTATTTACTTATCAGGATCATGAGGCTCATATCGCGGTTCACATGGCTGCAGCGCAAGATCCAAAGATTATGCAGATGATAGGCCAGTCTCCGTTTGCTCAAGTTATACAGCAAAACATGGCTGCTCATATTACTGAACATGTTGCCGCTCAGTATCGTAAGGAAATAGAAAAGCAGCTTGGTGTAGAAATGCCACCACAGGATCAACCATTGCCAGAAGACTTAGAGGTACAGATCTCTCGTCTGACGCAGGAAGCGGCTGCTAAGTTGCTAAAGAAAGATCAAGCAGAGGCGCAACAACAGCAGATTCAGCAGCAACAGCAGGATCCCGTTGTGCAGATGCAGCAAGCAGAAATGCAGCTTAAACAGGCAGAGTTGAAACATAAAATGCAGATGGATGCAGCTAAGTTGCAGCTTGAAGCTAAGAAGATTGAAGCCCAAAATCAACGTGAAGGCGCAAAACTAGGGGTAGAACTTGCGACAGAACTCGATAAAAACCAGCGCGCAGATCAGCGCGAAGGCGCAAAACTGGGTATAGAAGTAGCACGGGAGCTAACAAGAGGTGGAAGACAGTAGTGTAATTGCACTCATGCAGCGGGTTATCTCGCAGTATAAAGAGGAAGTAGAATTATTTTTGGCTGGCGGGGGTGCCGAAGATATAGCGCAATACAACAGAGTTGTTGGTCGTTACGAAGGTTTAAAACTTATAGAGAGGGAGCTAGAAGACCTAGAAAAAAGATTTATTGAAGAGTAGATCTTTTTGATCTATTCGTAAGTGGGGCTTCGTGGATGAATCCACGCAAGGTTTCTGTGAACCTTTAATCACTGCAAGGTAGGTAAATGTATACAGGTAAGAAAACAACTGAAGAAAAAGTAGCAACACAGCTACCACAGCCTAAAGGCTACAAGATCCTCATAGGACTTCCAGAGGTAAGCGAAAAGACAGAAGGCGGAGTATTTATGCCTGATGGTCTTAGATCCGCCGAAGAAACTGCGTCAATAATAGGTTTTGTTATTGATATGGGGGGAGATGCTTACAAAGATCATAATAAATTTCCAGATGGACCGTACTGCAAGAAAGGAGATTTTGTTATCTTCCGTTCTTACTCAGGCACACGGTTCAAGATCCATGGAAAAGAGTTTCGCTTGATCAATGATGATACAGTCGAAGCTGTAGTTGATGATCCACGGGGGTACACACGGATATGAGTAATCTGGCTGAAGAATTTGAAGAAGAAACCGTTGCGGAAGCAATTGCAAGCGCACAGGGTAATGTGCAGGTAGAAGAAGATGATGGCAGCTTTGAGATTGAAGTTGTTGATGACACGCCTGAAGAGGATCAAGGCAAACCTCGTCGCGCCGAGAATACGGAACCAAAGATACCGTCAGATGACGAAGTAGAGAAGTATTCTGAAGGCGTACAGAAACGTATCAAACAGCTAAAGTTTGAGTTTCACGAAGAGCGCCGCGCAAAAGAAGAAGCCGCACGTATGCAAGAAGAGGCTTTACGTTATGCGCAGCAGATAAAAGCCGAAAATGATAGGCTGAAGAAAACGCTTGATGAAGGAGAAGCCACTCTAATTAATCAAGCAAAAGGGCGTATTGATGCACAGTTGGACAAGGCCAAAGCCGCTTACAAAGCAGCTTATGAGTCTGGAGATCCTGATGCACTTCTTGCAGCCCAAGAACAGCTTACAACTATCCAAAACGAAAAATATCGCGTAGATAACTACAAACCACAACAAAGAGTACAACAACAAGCTCCACAACCCACCTATCAACAGCCTGCGGCCCAACCACCAAAAGTGGATCAAAAAGCCTTAGAGTGGGGAAAAAGGAACGATTGGTTTGAAAAAGACCCCGAAATGACGGGGTACGCGTATGGGCTTCATGAGAAGCTTGTAAAACAAGGTATTGATCCAAGAAGCGATCAATACTATGATGAGATAGATAAGTCTATACGACGAGTCTTTCCAGATAGGTTTGATGGTGGGCTAATTGAGGAAGAAGCACCCCATCGTCAACACGGCTCCGTGGTTGCCGCACCGTCTAAAACGACAAAGAAACCACGCACAGTGCGACTGACCTCAACGCAAGCCTCTCTCGCCAAGCGGCTTGGTCTGACTAATGAGCAATATGCGGCGCAGTTAATGAAGGAAGCATCTAAATGACGGATAGAACCTCACGCACAAGTGAGACTCGCGAAGAGTCAAAACGCAAAGTGTCATGGCAGAGACCTTCTATGTTACCGACTCCCGAACCCAGAGAGGGCATTGAGTTCCGCTGGATTCGCACATCAACCTTGGGTAATACGGATAACACGAACGTTTCTTCCAGATTTCGTGAAGGTTGGACACCTGTTCGGAAGGAAGATCATCCAAACCTTCACGTTGTGTCTGATATCGACTCACGATTTCAAGACAATATTGAGGTCGGTGGATTACTGCTTTGCCAGAACTCTACCGAAAACGTTAAGGCTAGGAGGGAAGCACAACTTGATCAGGCCAAGAGCCAAATGCAAGCTGTGGATAACTCTTATCTAAGACAATCAGACCCTCGTATGCCCGTTCTAAACCCAGAGCGTTCTACGAGGACTTCATTTGGCAAGTAACCTTTCGAGGGAGCTTGCTTGGTAGAAACTAAGATGTAGGAGAGAGCTATGGCTACTTCAGCGGCTCCTTATGGTCTCCGTCCCGTCAAACGTGCGGATGGAATGCCATATGCTGGGGCAACGTCCCAGTATCTCATCGACCCTGCTGGTGAAGCAACGAACCTATTCTATGGTCAAGTTGTAATCATCGGGGCTGATGGGTATATCGCGCTGGCTACAGGTACAGGTGCAGACCTTACCTCTAACAGCATTTCAGGCACTTCAGGCGTAGGCGGCATCGGCGTCTTCGT